GTTACACACTTGGAAGAACAGAGGATGTCCTGCACGTACAATGAGGCTATCATGCGGGCTAGTCATGGAGGATTGCATCTGGATGTCGCCATAGCTACGCTGGGCTAGAGTTCGGACGGAGCGCGTGAGTCGGGCGATCTTTCCAGCGTTGGACTTGATGCTGGTTTTGCGCTGCGTGACGGTCTTAGTCTTTGCGCGAGCTCGAGCAACCGCGACGGCCTTCTTAGAGCGAGAGCGAGCAGTAAAGCGACGCTTGCTAGTTCCAGAATTAAACTTTCGCTTGTATCCATTACGCAGACCGGCGGGCATGGTTGGAGTTCACTCACACTGTGACTCACCCTACTTATCACACCTAGCGGTCCGTACACACAATGTCGGTAATCCGACGCAACAGTTGCTCAATCTTATCGTTCGCAGTCAGATTGGGATACCACTCCTTTGGGTGGGTTGGCGAAGTGATGTATATCACTTCGGGGGACCAGTGCACCATACCTCCTTTGATCTGGACTTTGGTATTGGGGTATCCGTCAAGCATTGACAGGAGCATTCCGTAAGGAAGCTGCCCTCTGTACTCGTCGAGGAGGACTGTCTTCTGGCCAGCATAACCGTCGAACCACTGGCCGTGCTGGGGCTCCCACTTGTGAAGTTCCTCGAGATTGTCTACGTCCTCGTAGACGCGGCGGGTCTTGTTCGTACCGGTCCCACCGTAGTACACCGTAACCTGAGGCGGATTGAATGAAGTACGGCGGCGCTTGTACGCCTGGTAAGAGTTGAAGTATTTGCTGTGCTGGGCGAACGTACCGAAATGTTCGTCGTCTCCCATGAGCTCCTCACAGTTCTTGCCTTCATCAATGGCGCGCTTGACTGCCAGCAGGTCTGAGCGCTTGCCTTGCCCCTTGGGCGTCTGGGCCTTAAACTCCTCCTCACTGGGAGGGTTGCCCAGGATGGTGGCATCAACATCTTGCTTGGTGCAGTATGTCTGCCAGTATGTGGGGCCCTTGTCTGGACCGGGCACTGCAATCCACATACCCTTGAACTTCTTCTTCAGTACGGCGAGCTGCTTGGGCTCGCTCGTCCACATAAACCCTTGCAGATGGGGGGTGCCGGTGCTTGGCGCCGTCTCCTTACCCATGATCAAATATCCGAAGTATCCGGACTGAAAGAGATCAAGAAGTTCATTGTGTTGTTCCACACTCCAGTTGTTTAGTGTGAAACAGAACCCGGAGTGCTTACCAGCCTTTCCCATAAGTGTCGTAACCGACGGGGTAAAGAGGTGGCTGGTAAAGAAGTGACCTAGTAATATGGGCTAGGTCACTCCTTATGAATGAGGCGCGAAAAAAAAATGGATTTTCCCCGGCTTTATATTCTTAGCAGAACACCTACGGCGGCTGCAAGTCGGCCGTGCACACACGGCCCCCCGTCCCCCCCTCGTGCGCCGGTTCGATATACCACCGGCGCGTGCGCCGGTAAACCGGCGCCTACATGGGGGGGCCCCTCCCCGCTTGGGTGAAGCCTGCGGCGCTACCCTAACCCCTACCAACCGTCCAAGCTAAAGGTAGGGGGATGAAACTTGCGCTGGAATGCGCAAGTTTCAATCAGGGCGTCCTAACCACTGTGGCTCCGCGCCTCCGGCGCTCCGCGTCTAGGACAGGTGATCGCGCCACGACATGCGCCGGATCACGTCCACACGGCATGCGTCATCTGTGACAAAGTCAGTAAGGCTTGCGGTGTCGTCGCACGAGACGATAGCCCAGATGGTGCTGAAGGGGTTGCGGTTCTCATACGAATAGGCCGCGTTGTGAACACCGTCCTGAGTACCGTCGGCGTCATAGTTGGGGTTGGCTCCAAGCTCGCCGTCCTGAGGGGCACCATAGTCGAGCTGCTTAAGGACCTTGTTGACCGGAAGGAAGATGTGACAGTGCTTCTCGGTAGTCGTCGTTGGGTCCGTCGTCTGACGACCGTCTGAGAGGTCTGCGACCGTAGAGGAACCCTTGGAGTTAATGTACAGCTTGCGCGATGCCAGGATCTCGTACTTGCGGGTGTCAATCATGTTGCCTGTGAAGCCTGCGAGGTATGCCATCTCGTTGTGAAAGCAGTAAGGCGGAAGGTTGTCACGGCTTGCTGGCTGGAAGTACGAGGTGTGAGCCAGTTTCTTCATGCGGATGATATCCACACGGATGTGACAGTTGCGAAGGTGACCTTGGAACTTGAACTGAAGGTCGATCCACTTGAGGTACGCCTGCGGACCGTTCATCTCGTTGTCCTGCTCCACGTTGACTCGGGACAGAGGAACCCGGGATGTACCAAAGTTGGCTTCGTGGAACTTGCCGACAGTGCTGAAGGTGTTATTGCCGAGAGTAGGCAGATTTTCGGTACGCCATACGTTGTTGCCATGGGATTGGCCGATGGCCGAGTTACACACTTGGAAGAACAGAGGATGTCCTGCACGTACAATGAGGCTATCATGCGGGCTAGTCATGGAGGATTGCATCTGGATGTCGCCATAGCTACGCTGG